GCTCCCTTTTTTTTATTTATGACTACTCAAATAGCAACCGATACCGAACTATCCGCAGTTAATTCTATCTTGGGTAGCATTGGTCAATCCCCAGTTACAAATATCACAGGTGACGCATTACAAAATCCAGAAGTTGCATTAATACATAACTTACTAATAGAAGTTACTAAAGATGTACAAAACGAAGGATGGCATTTTAATAAAGAAGATCATTATGCTAGAAAGCCGGATGAAAATGGACATTTTATAATACCTAATAACTATTTAAGATTTGACGTACACGACGGACTTTATGATAGAACTAGAGATGTTGTTAAAAGAAATGGAAAACTTTATGACAAGGTAGAACATACTTACGTATTTTCTGGTGAACTATATTTTGATATTACTTACTTGTTTGACTTCGAGAATATACCTTCAGCAATACAAAGATACATAATAGCTAGGGCATCAGTCAGAGCAGCAACACAATTAATTTCTAATGCAGATCAGGTAAAACTTTTACAACTAGAAGAGGCACAAACTAAAGCTACAGCCTTGGAATATGACTGTGAGCAAGGAGATCATACTTTCTTCGGCTTTCCTCATGAAAGTAATTACAGATCTTATCAACCATACAAAGCACTTATTAGATAATGGCAAATATTACACAAACTATTCCAGCTTTAACGGCTGGTATATCACAACAACCTGACGAGCAAAAGATTCCCGGTCAGGTAAAAAACATGGTCAACGCTTTACCTGATATAAGTCAAGGTCTATTAAAAAGACCTGCTGGAAAGTTTGTGAAATCTTTATCTGATGGAACAAACAATTCAACCGCAGATGGTAAATGGTTTCATTACTATCGTGATGAAAATGAACAATATGTAGGACAGGTAGCTAAAAATGGAAAGGTAAGAATGTGGCGTTGTAGTGATGGTCAAGAAATGACTGTTCTTGTACCTGAGGAGCATACATTAGTATTTAATGGTGTCGGTTGGTCATCACAAAGCGGTTCAATTTCTGGGTATGTAAATCCTATTAATTTAAATAACACAGCAGCTTTTATTAATGACGTAACTGGTTATGTTTCAAGTGGTGCTGTAGTTGGAAATGGATTTGGTTCAAAAGTAGTAGTCAGTAACGTAACAAACGCTACTGGTCTATTTCAAAGTGGTGTTGAAATGGAACTAGTTACTTTATCACCTAATACAAGAATTGGTTTTTCTAATAATGCCGCAGGACCAGCTACTGGATCATCTGGTACATGTACTATCACAATTACATTGTCTTGGAAAAAATCAGTAGACCATGCTATGTCCTATTTAGTTCATAGTAATGATGAAGACATACAGACGCTAACTTTAAACGATTTCACTTATATAAATAACAGAACTGAAACCGTTGATATGGATAGCCTAACTGAACCAGAAGGAGATTTTACAAAAGAAATTTTTGTAGAATTAAAATCTATAGCTTACGCAAAACAATATGCTTTAAATATTTTTGATAACGAGACTTTATCTACGGTTAAAACAGCTACAAGAATAAAAGTAGATTTAATAAAATCCAGTAATAACTACTGTAATAACAGTGGGGGTATGAGTGGTAAAAATACTAGGATAACTAATACTAATAGATGTGACGAATCTGCTGGTGATAGTAGAGATGCTTACGCTCCAAACGTAGGAACTAGGATATTTAGTATTTCTGATGGAGATACTATTACAGATACTGGAGCAGTTTACAAGACTTCAAATAATCAGGATGAAACCCATGTAATTGATGTTAAAGATGTAGATGGTAACTCACAAAATAGAGGAAAGAATTTATACTTTCGTGTAAGGACTACAGGTCAATCAGTACCATTTACAACTGGTTCTGGAGAAACCCAAACAACAACTTATCAGGCTAGATATACTACTACGTTTGATTTACTTCATGGTGGAACAGAGTGGGAAGCAGGCGATAACTTTAATTTTTTTATGAAAAATGCTTACTACTTATGCACAATCGAAGAAGTAAGTACATCAAAAGTTCAGGGTAGTTTTGATGCCGATGGTTCTAATACAGGTAAAGGAATTATAAGACCTGCACCAACACCTTTTGACACAGAAACTACTATTACTGCTGAAAGTATTTTAGGTAGTATTAGAGAACAGATTACAGGAAATATTGACAGTAACACTGGTAACGGAAATACTGTAAAGCAGATCGGTAATGGATTACATATAAAAAGAAGTACACCTTTTAATGGATCTACACCTGTTGCAGAATTATTAAATGTAGTTGCCGGTAAAGTAAATGATGTAGGTGACTTACCAAGTCAATGTAAGCATGGAATGGTAGTAGAGGTAGTTAATAGTGAGGCTGAACAAGATAATTATTTTGTAAAATTTTTTGGTAATAATAATAAAGATGGTGAGGGTTCATGGGAAGAGTGTGCTAAACCCGGTAGAAAAATAAGATTTAGTAGAGCTACTATGCCCCACGTTATGATTAGGGCTTCTGATGGTACGTTTAGATTAACTAAATTAAATGGACAGGATCACGAACTTAATAATGGAGATTTATTAACAGTTCCACAATGGGATGATGCTATTTGTGGTGATGAAGTAACTAACCCTGAACCTTCTTTTGTAGGCAAAACAATTAATAAATTGTTGTTTTTCAGGAATAGATTTTCAATTCTTTCAGATGAACATATTATTATGTCTCGCCCGGGAGATTTTACTAACTTTTTTGCAAAATCAGCTATACAACTTACAGCTAGTGATCCTATTGATATTTCAGCGAGTTCAAAATACCCAGCAGTATTATTCGATGGAATGCAAACTAATACAGGTTTAGTTTTATTTTCTAAAAATCAACAATTCATGCTCACTACGGATAGTGACGTGTTTAGTCCAACTACTGCAAAGATAAATGCACTCTCAACTTATAACTTTAACTTTAAAACTAATCCGATTTCTCTTGGTACAACAATAGGTTTTCTAGATAATGCCGGTAAATTTTCAAGATTTTTTGAAATGGCACAGGTACAAAGAGAAGGAGAACCACTAGTTATAGAGCAAAGTGCTGTAGTACCACGATTATTTGAAAAAGACTTAGATCTAATATCTAACTCTAGAGAAAACTCAATTGTTTTTTTTAGTGAAGAAGATTCAAATACTTTGTATGGTTTTAAATATTTTGATCAAGTTCAAGATAGAAAATTAGCTTCTTGGTTTAAGTGGACATTGACTGGAACAATTCAGTACCACTGTATGCAAGATGATTCTTTATATGTAGTTGTTCGAAATAATAGTAAAGATCAATTATTAAAATTTTCATTAAAACAAGATTCCGAAACTTTCTCTACTGATGTAAATAAAAGTACAAGTAAATTTGCAGGAGAACATAGAGTACACCTAGATCATTTAATGGAAGTTACTCAACTCACAGGAGGAAATCCAACAGTTACATATAATTCCTCTACTAATAAATCTACATTTGTCAAACCCACAGGATTAGAAAGTAGTAATCAATTAATTGCTTTTGATAACACACCTATGTTATCTGGCGACAGTAATTTAGGTAAGTATGGAAAAGTAACAGTAAATGGAAATAATTGTGAGGTAGATGGTGATTGGACTGGAGAAAGTTTTTTAATTGGATATGAATACACTATGCAAGTTGAATTACCAACTATTTATTATGTAAGAGCAGTAGGTCAGAGTTTTAGATCTGATACTAGAGCACACACCATTATACATAGGGTAAAGTTTGGGTTTGGTCCAATAGGTTTATATAAAACAACTGTAAGTAGAAAAGGTAAAACTGATTATAATGAAGAATTTGAAGTTACTTCTGCTGACCAATATTCTGCGAACACAGGAGTAATTGTAGACGATAATAATTTAAGAACAGTTCCTATATACGACAGAAATATAAACGCAGCAATAACTATTAAATCTACACACCCAGCTCCAGCGACAATTCACAACATGACGTGGGAAGGAGTTTATTCATCTAATAATTATCAGCGTGTCTAAATACATTCACCCAGCAACGTTAGAGGCTGCACTTCGTGTGGCTTCTAACCTTTTACCCGATGACTATCGGGAGGTTACAGAAGGTCATGGACATGACCCTTTAAATGCACTGGTCGTAGGGTTTCATAACT